ACAGGCAAGCCGTATACGACACGCACTTGGTCGCTATCGTTGGCAAGGAAACGGGCCTAATGCCCAGCTTGCAGTTTCGCTGCATTCACGCATCAGCAAAACAGCGAGCCAAGGCATTCCTGCGAACTGTCGGAAAATGGACGCCGCAGCAGTGGGGCGCAACAAAAACCAAGTGACCTCAGCCATCTGAACACGTCACTCGTCACAAGTCACACGTCAGGCGCCTTATGATTTTCACCCAGCACCAAATTCATAAGGCGCCGTCCATCCTCGGCCGCGACCCCGCCGGCAACGTCCTCGTCCGCTTCGACGACGGCGTCCGCCGCATGACCCCGGATCAGCTCGTCGAATTCCACAAACTTTTCGAAGAGCGCATCCGTCTCGAGATCGAAGATCCTTACCGCTACGGCGCCGTCCTGCCCGTTTGGTCCACGGCCGACCGCCAATTCGCCGAACTCCGCGAGCAATTCCCCAAAGGCGTCACCGAGCTCCTCATCCTCGGCGGCAACCGCGCCAGCAAATCCCGCTACCTCGCCCGCCGCGCCGTGCAGATCCTGGTCAATACCCCCGGCGCCAAAGTCTGGTGCCTGCAATCCACCGAAGCCTCCAGCATCCAGAACCAGCAACCCTACATCTGGGAATACCTCCCCGCCGAATGGAAACCCGCCGCCTCCGGCAAGCTCCGGAAGGGAGTCGTAACCAACGTAACCTACTCACAGAAAGGGGGTTTTACAGAAAACTCCTTCGTCCTCCCGAACGGCAGCCAGTGCTGGTTCAAATTTTACTCCATGGACGTCAAAGCCGTAGAAGGCGCCGAATTAACCTACTGCTGGGCCGACGAACTCGTCAGTCCCGAGTGGATCGAAGCCCTCCGCTTCCGCCTCATCACCCGCAACGGCGAACTCGCCGTCGGCTTCACGCCCGTCCTCGGCTACACCGACACCGTCGCCGAATACCTCGCCGGCGCCATCACCCTCGAGGACACGGAAGCCGAACTCGTCCTCGATAATAAAGGCCGCCCCATCCGCGTCCCCCGCGTCCAGCAATGCGCCAAGCCCACTGCCCGCGTCGTCTACTTCCACACTGCCGACAACCCCTTCGGCAACTACGAAGCCATGAAGACCGAGCTCATCAAGTCCCCCAAAGACCGCATCCTCATGCGAGCCTACGGCGTCCCCACGAAAAAGGCCGCCAACATGTTCGTCAACTTCAACACCAACATCCACGTCATCCCCCCCGACCGCGTGCCGAAACGCGGCGTCAACTATCAAGTCGTCGACCCGTGCTCCGGTCGCAACTGGTTCATGATCTGGGCGAGATTCGACGCCGCCGGCCGTTGCTTCGTTTATGACGAATGGCCCAGCCAGGTCCGCGAAGTCCCCGGCGTCGGCCTCCCCGGACCCTGGGCCGTCCCCGGCGGCAACAACCCCGACGGCATTGCCGGCGACGCCCAGCGCAGCTTCGGCTTCGGGTTGAGCCACTACAAACTCGAGATCGAAAACATCGAAACCCGCCACGCCCGCGACGCCGAAGACTTCGTCATCTTCGAGCGCATCATGGATTCGAGATATGGCAACGCCGCCACCGTCGCCAGGGAAGGCGCGACCACGCTCATCGAAGAATGCAGCGAGATCGGCCTCCACTTCACCGCCGCCCCCGGCGACGGCATCGCCGAAGGCGTGACGATGATTATTAACTGGCTGTCATACGACGACAGCCAACCCATCGGCGCCCTCAACCAACCGACCCTCTACATCACCAGCAACTGCAAAAACGTCATCTTCGCCCTAAGCCAATACACCGGCACCGGCCCCAAAACCTCCGGAACAAAAGACGCCATCGACGTCCTGAGATACCTAGTCCTCAGCGGCGCCAGCTACCACGACAACACCGACCTCAGCTTCGAGCCCCTAGGCAGCTACTGAAATCTCAAATCTCCAATCTCCAATCCCTCATCTCTCAACCCTCAACTCCCGTATGACCAAACATCTCCTAAAACGCGCAGACATCCTCGAATGGCTGCAAATCACCCCCGCGACCTACCGCAAGTGGTTAGAGAGCGGACTATTAAAACCCGTCAAACTCCGCGGCATCGCCAAGAAATGGTTCCGCCGCACTGACATCATCAAAACCCTACAACTAGAAGAAACCCTATGATCGGAAAATCAGCCATGAAACCAGGCCTCTACGCCAACATCAACGCCCGCAAGAACGCCGGCACCAGCCGTCCCAAATCCAAGAGCACGATTGCCCCAAAGGTCTACTCAGCGATGAAGAACAAACGCGGAGGCTTCAAAGCCAAATGAACTGGCTAACCCGCAAAATCCGGATCGAGGTCCCAACCCTCACCGACCAGGAAAAGCGCGGCGCCCTGGCCGTCCCGGAGAGCACGCCGCTATGGGCCGCCATCATAGCCATCATCGACGAGCACATCCTCGACGCCCAAGCCATCGTCAGAGCCCCCCAAACCGCCCAACAACCGCCACTGCTGGCCCACACCGCCGGCGGCCTCGACGCCCTAGCCGGCCTCAAGGAAGACCTCGCCGCCCGAAGAGCCGACGCCCTCGCCAGCCCCGAATCCCTGTAGGGTAGGGTCGCCGCGGCGACCGCCTGCCTTTACTCCATGCCCCATGCTCCATGCTCCATGCTCGGAGCAATGCGCTAATTGATGCTACTTCGTGCGCGTTGCAGTCCGTTCCGCCGCCATCCCCTCGCAATTCCCCCGTCGCCCCCGCATTGCTCCCCCCGCATGGAAAGGCAACGCGTCAAAAACAAGTCAAAGCATGGCGTCGCCACTGCTCTCCGGATCTATTCCACGGACGGCCCCGCTCCTTCATCTATGCACCGGGAAATCGCGCAGGTAAGCGGTCACATTCAACCCACTGCGCCTTCCCCAAACTAACCGCATGCCCAAGAAGAAAGCCGCCAAAAAGCCGTCGATCCTCGTCGTCGTCTCCGATCTGCACTGCGGCAGCACCGTCGGCCTCATGCCGCCCGACAGCGAGAACCTCGCCGGCAACACCATCAATTTCGGCAAGAACTATCACCAGCGTTGGTTGTGGGAATGCTGGCAAAACGCCCTCAGCCAAGTCGCCACCATCGCCGGCCCCGACCCCTACGCCGTCCTGGTCAACGGCGACGCCACCGAAGGCATCCACCATCGCAGCCCCGAAGTTGTGGCCTCATTGATCGAAAACCACTGCGCCATGGCCGCCGAAGCCTTAAAGCCGCTCACCTCGAAAGCCGCCGCCACCTTCGTCGTCAAAGGCACCGAATGTCATACCCACGACGTCGAGAGCTACCTCGCCAGACTCATCGGCGCCCGCGACGAAGTCGCCCGCGAGAAGTGGCTCATCAACATCCACGGCTGCGCCATCGACGCCACCCACCACATCGGCGCCACCAGCCGCGCCTACCTCGAAGCCAGCGCCCTGAGTATCACCCTCGGCAACGCCCGCCTCAACTCCGTCCGCGCCGGCCACCCCGTCGCCCAAGTCTATCTCCGCGGACACCGCCATTGCGGCGGCGTCTACAGCGACGGCAGCGGCATGATCGGCGTCACCGGCGGATGGCAATTCTTGACCCGGCACGGACACAAAGTCGTCCCCGACAGCATCCCGCGTCCCAGCCTCTTGATCTTGGACTGGCGCGGCAAACCCCAAGGCGCCCTGCCAAGCCCGCATCATCTCTTCTACAACCCCCCGGCGCCCAAAGTGACCCATCTATGACCAAGAAGTCCAAGATCACCGCCGAGCAAATCGAATCCTCGCTCGCCAACTTTTGCCAGCAACTCACCCAGCCCAGGGTCGATCTCGACGTCGTCCCCCCCGGTTGGTTCACCGTCGCCGATCTGGCCGCGGAAGTAGGCAAAGCCCCCGTCACCATCAGCCAACGCATCCGCAAAATGGTCAAGACCGGCCAAGCCGAACGCCAAGACTTCACCATCCAGCTCGAGCAAGTCGCCCGCAAAGTCCCCCACTACCGCCTCAAGCAAGGGTAGGGCGGGGCCTCCGGACCCGCCGCCCTCTCAAATCTCAAATCTCCAATTTCAAATCCTCCCTCACTCCCCCATGACCCACCGCTTCCGCATCGCCAGCCGGTCATGGCCCTGGAAATACGTCCGATTGAAAGGCAAAGCCGACGGCTACGCCTTCACCCCTGAGCCCGGCGACAACAGCTCCGGCCACCGCATCCTGATCGACCGCCGCCTAGTCGGCCGCAAACGCCTCAGAGTCGAACTCCACGAATTCCTCCACGCCGCCTTCCCCGACATGGCAGAGGAAGTCATCGACCAAAGAAGCCGCGAACTCACCACGATCCTGACCACGTTAGGCTACCGGCTATGACATTCACCCCGCTCCTCATCTGCACCATCTGCTACGTATTGACGGCAATCGGCTTCTTCCGCGAAGGCCAAGTAGGCATGGGCATCGCCTTCACCGGCTACACCCTCGGCAACATCGGCTTCCTCTACATCTCCCTCTACGGCTCCAGGTAGGGTCGCCGCGGCGACCGCCCGCCGCATACAAACCGCGCAATAGTCCAAGCCACGTTTGAACTACGCCGCATTTTTCAAATCTCAAATTTCCAATCTCCAATCTCCGTCCCGTAGACCTTCCCACCTTCCCACTTTCCCACCTTTCCACCGAGGGAATTACGGCTAATTCGCGCTACTTCGCGTCAGTTCGTGCGAGTTGCAACGCACCCCCATAGCAATTCCTCCACCGGCGCCGTAATTCCCCCTGCATGCGCAGGGACTTCTTGATTCACCCCGCACGCACGGCCCACACGCCGGGCAACCCGAATCCTGCCGGGACTTGGACCCACTAACCATGGCAACAGACACCACAGACAAGGTGCAAAATAACGGTCCGGACGTCACCGACATCGACTTCGCAGACATCGCCGAACATCTCGGCGTCCAGTTCGCCAAGCCGACCACCGCGACAACCGAGCCAGACGCAGAAACCAGCGGAA